CTGAGTTTTGCACCCTGGGTCTGTACAATCGGGTGACCGGCTTCACCAGGTACACCGCCCTTTTCATAGAGCTGTTGTCTAAACCATGGATGCATCAGGGTCTGTCTAAAGTGGTTAGCAACCCACTTACGTCCATTACGGTTATAGCTACCGAATGAAAGCAAACACTGACGCCACTCAATATAATTGGACTCGCTGTTTTCGGATTTTGGATCACCTATGATTTCGAACTTCTGTTCGTCACCACGGGGAGCCTCTTCGATTACAGCATAATACTGAAAAGATTTAGTATTCGCCATGTATCCCATCCTTTCTGTATAGACTTTACTTCTATGTTCGTATGTAATACTTACGCCGCTTATTTATAGACCGTAATTTCCTCCTAGACCGGGTATATATCATATTAGTAGAAATATAAGAGATATCGCTAAGTTATAGGGCACTTAGCGACGTATAAAAATAGCCCTTCATAGTAGGAGGTAATACTATGAGAAACGTACTTGCAAACGCATTATCGCTCAATATGTTCAACCGTATGGTTCCAATGGATAACGATTATGGATATGCTGGTTTCGGTATATCCGTAAAAGAGGTACGTCCAGAGGACGTGCCAAGGGACTGTGTGTCCATTATAGGACACACCGACACCGCTGCGGTGGTGTCATCAATGCTGGGATTTAATGTCCCAGCAAACCGAATAGCCCATACAATAGAGAACGGTGACGTTCTCTTTGTGGCCCAGTACACGGGGCCACGACTCCCCGAGGGAGCCTCGAGGCTCCCTGAAGGAGGCATTATCCGGTTCTACCGGGTAATGGAAGTCGATCCGATACCCGACAACAACGGCTGTATCGGAGAAAGGAGGTTTTTCGTCGGCGAGTAATTGCCGACGAATACCAATACCAGGAGACGTGTCTCCTGGTATTTTTTTTGCTTTTAGAAGCACCAATTCCAAAACCTCTATATAATCAATTCCTAACAGAAGGAGGTATAATATAATGGCCGATATGAATGCTGTCTATAAAGATAGATTACATAGTAAAGCTGATTATCTGATGCAGTTATCCGACCCTAAGTTGGCTAATGAATTCATTACAAGTGGAATGCATTGCGAGTATCTTAAAGAGTATACCGATAAAATCGTAAAAGATGATGACGGTATATGTGCCTGGACGCTCAGAACTATGATGCAGTCTGCTATTGATAACTCCAATATATTATGGAATCAGCCTCGATACCTGGTACCACTTATCAGATATTACGAATCTTTGATTAATACCCCAGCTATCGGTGGGGTATCTGATTCAGATGGTAGAATGCCAGAGGTTGCTTACCAATACACATTGTGCAAAATATTTAGATGGCTTAGTCCATCTAAATTTCTTCAGGCGGTTACTAAGTTTAACCTTGGTAACGATCTGCTGGCAAGCTCATTTACTGAACTTATCAGAAGTGCTGTCGATGCTAATGATGGTGATAACTATGAGGATTACACAAGTGACATCGAAGTTCTGCACGAAGTACTCCTTAATGATATCACACCAGTTCACCGTGTCGAGAAAATGTTCCATACCGGTAATATGGGTAATCTTGATATAACACATATTTCTTTTGATGCGTGGGGACTTTCCGATAGAGTACCTGAAGCATCACAGACTCAGGGAGAGCCTTTAATATTTGGAGATTCCGAGTATAATCTTGCAGTAATTAAACTTCTCTTCCGTGAATATGTAATCTCTGAATGGGACTTATTTGCTAAGAATTCAGATGTCTCCAGATTCAGCAGGGAAGAACTCAACATCGTTCGTCAGATGTTACAGTCAATGTACAATGTAGAATGTGACGATACATATATTCGTGATAGAGCATTCACTACTATAGAAATGCTTAGGAACGATACAGAGTATTCGATATTCCCATTAATGCAGACTATGATTCTCGCGGTAGGTAAGTTTATCGAAAGATTCGCTGTAGTATTATTCCCAGATATGACTCATAAGGATATGAAGTTTACCCTCAACGTTAGACGTTTCGCTTCTGCAATTACCGATATGAAATCTGGTAGGGAAGCCGAGAAGTATGAAGACATTAAAGGTACTATGGAAGGTGCATTACTCGAGCTCGATGAACTCATGCTGGATGAACCAGTTGAAACTGTGGCAAGGGTCATCCCAGTATATAATCCTTTTGGTATCATGACAATAGTGCCAGCTACCGAAGCGACCAAAAAGAGCCAGGCTCTCGAGTCCGAACCAGAAACTCGTACGAAGACTCAGCAGAAGTCAATCGACAAGCGAAATGATAAAGACACCTCACGAGAAGAGCGCTTGCACCAGGCTGCTGCCAATATACGTTCGGGAGTCCGTAAGGGTTATAATGACTACAAACGCTATACTGCAAATGCAAAAGCCATCGATACACAGGTTGGTAAGATTTTTAAGAATCTCTCCAAGAAAATCACCAATACTGATGGTGAAAAATACCGTGAGGAGATACTCGGTGGTAAGGAACCATCACCACTTAAGGTTCTTGGAAAGGTACTTGCATACGCAGGCGTATTTTCCGCAAACCCGGTACTCGGCATCATAGCACTGGTAACCAGACATTATAATGGTAAGAAGACAAGACGTGTGGAACGTCGTAAGGCAATGGTCGAGCTTCAGAACGAGATGAAGCTTCTCGATGAGAAGATTGCCGATGCCCAGGCTGCTGGTGATAGAAAAGCCAAGTATGAACTGATGCGTGTCCGTAACGCATTGGATTCATCATATGATTCAATCAGGACTAATATGAGTAGAACTCCTGATAAGGATTTGCTTGCTACTAAGAAGTCACTGATTAATGTGGAGGTGAATGCAGGTGGCAACAAGTAATTTTTTTGTACAACTCAATGATGCTGAAGAATCGGGCATAATGCCCGATCTGTTCGGCGATGACGATATGTATCCTGCAATGGAAGGTCTCGATGATGACTTAGATAGACTCGGTCAAGTCGATGGTTCAGCAGAAGCCGAAGCTGAGGCGAGTGCTGATGCTGAAACTGAAGCAGATACCACTGAATCTGAAGAACCTGCGGAAGATGATGTTGGTGAAGAAGCTCCAGATGACGAAGGTGGAGAGACCGAAGACCTTGCAGCTGCTACTGATGAACAGCTTGAGGAAGATGGCGAAGCTGTTGATACTTCAGCTACACCAGATGACGAAGGTGGAGACCTTGACACTAACGATGATTCGTCAGATACTGATTTAACAAATACTGCTTCTGACCCGCTTCGTAGTGTGGCTGTTAAAGAAGCATATCGTACCAAATTCCTGAAACTATATACTATTATTATAGACTCAGTAACCACTATGAATACCTTTACCCCAGAGTATACTAACTCTGAGAGTAAGAAGTATTATAGACTTCGTGAACAGCTCAACGAACTCAAGGAACTTATCTACATCATCTGTACTAAGAAGTTATCTGCAATGACAGTCGATGAAGTTCTTCGTAAGTATTCATTATGTAATATGACATATGATGCTATTACAAATGAGATGAAGGAGTTCATTGAAGCGTATAATAGACAGCAAAAGAAGGCTCAGACAAAGGACAGAAGCGAGCGTGCTAAAGAGGGTGCTAGACGTATTGCTAGTAGCCTTAATTATGAAAGCATATCGAAACGTCCAAATACAACAAAGTAAGTAAAATACACTTTCTCAGTCGTATATTTAGAGTATCTTCACAAATGCTTTAATTAAACAGTCATGTAAATACGATTAGAAACGTATAATAAATTCTATAGAAATGAGGAGGAATTTAAACCATGATTAATTCCACAGTAAATTCTCTTGTTGGAACAATGTCACCGGTTGCTGCTTCACAGGCTTTCAAAGATGACGTAGCTCACGTTATCCAGTCCTATGATCTGCAGGGCGGCAGTGCCATTGACAACATGCCTGTTATCGCAAGAAACAGCAGATGCCGTAGAGACTTCGTTGATATGGTAATGGAGTCCGTTGTAAACGATCCACAGCTTGCTTCTGGCGATGCTTCTCAGGATCCATTCTATTCTACATATGCTGACAGACTCGACCAGCTCCTTGAGAACTCTCTTATGGAAATGGCTCGTGAATCTGTTATGACAGGTTATGCTCCTATCCAGTCTTATGCACCATTCATGCTTAAGAGACAGTGGGTATCCTGCGTATGGAAGGACGTTCTTGCAGCAGACGTTGCTAAGTCCAATATCATCAAACTTCAGATGGAAGAAAGATGGGTAAAGGATGCTGAAGGTCAGAGATACAGAATCCCTGATGTATACTACAACAAGGATCTCATGGCTAAGCTCTTCAACGATGCTACAGGTATCAACCTTAAGCACGGCGAAGAAGACTTTATCGAACTTCCACTCCAGAACGAATGCCTTATCGCTCCTGATAAGAATTACTTCGAATCTGCTATCACTAACCCTAATTCCGAGACACTTACACATGATTATACAATCTTTGAAGTAGTATTCGAAATCGGCGGCAAGGAATACAGAGTTCCATGTGATATCAAGCCTGACCTCTCTTCTCACGTACTCATCAACGGCAACAATGTTAAGTGCGTATACGAAGATGAAAACGGTGAAATCAAGTCCGAAACAGACTCCATTGTTGGTAATGTTGACTTCCAGACAGGTACAGTATCCGTATTCTCTACAAACGGTCTCATCAAGAAGTTCCGTCACAAGGGCAAGGCTGCTAACCGCTTCAACCACAGATCACTCTCCGTTGAGAGAACAATCAAGCCGCTCACATTCTACATGCCAGAATCCGGCCCAAGACTCAACGCTGCAGTAACTATCGAAGAAGCTCAGGACGCTATCGTTCTTAATAACACAGACCTCTACGCTGATAACACTGATATGATGGGCGACGTTCTCGCTAACCTCCAGGATATCGGCATCAAGTCATTCGTTGAGAACTCCTATGAAGTTCACAGCAAGGCAATCCAGGGTCCATTCGGCTATGAAGACAACTTCACAGCTTCCGGTTCCTTCAATGCAGTTCCAATTCAGAACTTCTCCATCGGTATCGACGCTTGGATGAACCAGGCTAAGGAATACTTTGAGAGAGTCGTTGAAGAGCTTAAGTATAAGCTCAAGACACCTGACATCATCATCTGTGCTGTATGTCACCCATCTCTCGTAAGATACCTCAAGGCCGACGTTCGTTGGATCTTCTCTGACCAGACAGATGTATCTGGTGTTAAGCTCGCATACAAGGTTGGTGTTACAAACGCTAACGGCGACAGAGTTCACATCATCACATCTACATACATGAGCCCTGAAGACCCAGTAAGACTCATCGTTATCCCAACAACAACTGAATGTATCACATTCAAGCATATCATGCACTCCGCTATTATTGACAGAGGTTACCAGAACCCACTCGAGCCACTCGTACCAAACGTAATGGCTACTCAGAGAACTCTTACTTTCGAAGTAACTCCAGTTCAGGGTACATTCGAGATTACAGGCAGAGCTGGTAATACAAATTACGTGAATGCTAACGGCTTTATGTCCGGTCACGCTCCTAACGAGTACAACGGCGCATTTGTTGTAAACAACACAACAGCTGGTGGTACAGCAACAGGCGGCACAACTACAGATGAAACAACTGGCGGTTAATCCGAGCTGTCTTTCATTTTAAGGCCTCCATTCATATATAGTAAACCCGTAGAACGTTAATTCGTTCTACGGGTTTACACCGTTGTATACCTCAAAACATTCCTTTAATTACATTCATCCATAAAAGGAGTGATTAGATGGCTACGGTAATTAGTAACTCGCGTTCAGAGTTCGTTCAGAACGTGATTCGTAACTATACTGAAAATCGTATCGGGCAGTATTCTAAATATCTGGATACCGACCCGATATATGTCACATATTACGCAATCAACATGGTTCACAGTAGGGCGGACCCGGGTACTGATGCTATCCAGGATATCACCGGCTCATCATCCCCTATAAGATTCAATAAGATTACCAGATTCCCGATATATATCAAGGGAGGATTCGAGCCGGACACTACATTTGAAGATGGTATCATCTCCAACGATATTGACCTTAACGAGATTATCATTCTTCCTAATACGCTGACTCCAAGGCCATATGACCATATCTATATCGAACTTCCAAACATGGTTCCGTTCTTGGTCAGAGTTAATGGCTATAGAAATCTCTCTATTCAGTCGAATGACTTCTTCTCAGCATCTGGTCATGCTGTCAACTTTGGTGAGGATATCACCAAGGGTATTGATAAGTTGGTAGTCGAGAACTATATATGCGTATTTGAGAATATTGGTACCCAGAATGCATGCTTCATTAGAAGTGAAGATTATGATAATGCTAATACTTTGGCAGAGGGTATTACCCAGATGACTGAGCTGTACAATGCATTATACTTTAATGATGAGGTAAACTCATATGTGTATAATGAGTCATTCTACAATATTCCGAATCTCGTCGATCCGTCTCTTAACTTCCACCACGGCCCGTACGTATTGCCCGGGGTTGAGAGAGTTCATCCAGCAAATCTGCCTGGAATGATGCCCGCAATGCTTGCTTCTGCAGAGGTTGCTAAATATAGCAATCCCAAGCCGAGAAAGAGATTCAAGTGTTTTATACGCCCGCATTGTAATATCATGACGGATTCAATATACGATATGTATATGACCAAATTCATCATGGAATCAGGGCTCTTCTATAATTCAGACAATTTCGATTCCACATCGGCAATTGTATATGAAGACCTCGAGCCTCTGATGTTTGACTATAACTTTAAGAGGTCCATCTGGCATGCGGTCATGACCAAGGATACAACACTTCTTGACCCATCTCTTTATTATATACTGACACCTATTCGTAAGGCATACTCAGCATTGTTACTTGCGAGATTCCCGTCTCCTAAGTCATTGAGTATTGTGCGTAATAGCAATGTATGTTGCTACGATAACGAGTACTTCTCAACAGAGCTTCTCAATGACCTGAAGTACGGTAGATCTGATAAAGAGACATGTAAGTGCGACCCTGAAGCTGATAGGGCATATGTCAACATCGCATCAGTTATCAGTAATCCGAATAAGGACTTTAATAAGGAAGGCATTAGCTTAAAGGAATACTCTGTTAATCCTCCAACCAATGCTGAAGAAGAACTGACAGATGAAGAGAAGATTATCAAATATATGAATGATATTATCTATAATTATATCAAAGGGCTCAATGTTGAGTTTGATATTGATTATCTCATGTCCTCTCTGGCAACTCCATCGATTCATATGTTTGAATACTTCCCATTGATACTTTATATCATGAAAAACCATTATAATGGTTACTTCAAGCAGGTAGCTTGAGTTAACAACCATATAAATCGAAACTATCACTACGAAAGGAATGATATACATGATTAAGTTAGATATCTTTGATACAGACGACTCTATCTTCGAATCTGGACTGAGAGATGATGCATATGGCGTTATTGAACTCGGTCTTGGTGTTGAAGGTGCAGTGAACCCAGATATTGATGATTCTGAACTTATCGATGATGATCCAGATGATACTGGTGACCTCGAAGGCGAAGACGTTGTTGCTGGTGTTGATGACGACCCAGACCCAGAAGAATATGAAGACGATGACTATGACGATGCCGTGAACGACGTTCTTGTAGACGAAGATGACGATGATGATATCGACATTGATGCTGCAATGGAAGCTCTCGACGTCATTGACCCAGTAAACTGTGCGTTCAACGACGACCTTGATCTCGAAAACGTTACAGCATATTCACTTTTCGACAGCGGACTTACGCTCGAAGATGAATATAACGTATAAGTAATTATTATCCCATTACCTATATAGGTAATGGGATAATTTACACCGTAATTTCCGTATATACTGCATATATATCATAACATTGTACAAGAAGTAGCAAACGGCTATGGATGTACATAGTTTAGGGCCACTGATGACGGTGGCAGAAAGGAGGCATCATTATGATGTCCGAAATGTATAATTCTTATAATAAGGTGATCGCAATTATCGACAATGTGTTCAACACGTTTGTATCCTCTTCCGAAGAGGATAAGTATATTGCTAGTGTTAACCGCGCTAGCTTTACACTTAACGCTCCACAGATCCTTATGGATCTTGAGAGGATTGGTGCAATGAGTGCCGATGACATCGAAGGTTTCGTGCCGAAGTATGTCGAAAACTTTAGCTCTGCTTATAAGCAGAGCTTTATCGTGAGCAGTGGTTTCGGGGAAGCTACCGCATCTCGATATTCTCATCAGGCAGCTTCCAGCATGATGGAAATTATTGACAGTTATCTCGCAATGAGATAACTGTCGAATCGGGGTCGCTTCGGTGGCCTCGATTTTTTGCTCAAATATGTCCCTAGACAATTTCATAACCTTGAATGAAAGGAGGATATAACTTGGCTACTATTATAAATGATTCCAAGGTCAGGGTATTTAGAGATTATCATCCGGACTTAGATGATGATAATCATAAGCATGTCCCTCCGATGAATTTGGAATCCGATATAGGAACTATGTCCAAGGATATGGAACAGGTTGTAGCTACTACTCTTCATGAGCATAAAGAAGCTATGACTGAATTCGATAGAAAGAATAACAAGAAGAAGAAACTGTATCAATGGACCACTAGGAATAAAAGCTTCATTGAATTACATAATGACCTTAAGGTACTTGGGGTGAAAAATAATAAATTCTTCCTCAGATTATATGATGAAACTCTGATGGATATTGACCCCTATGCACTGGTAGTACCACCGGAAATACAGGCTCGTATCATTATCGAATGTATCCGTAACCCATGGTATTTCTTACGAGAAATATGCCGTATCCCAGTAGATGGTAAACCTATCTGTCCTGGTGGTGGTACATCATTCATTGCCGATAGAAATAATATCGCTACATGGTATCTTTTTTTGAATGGTATTGACCATTACTCATCAAAGCCTCGTCAGAGAGGTAAGACACAGGACGCCCTTGCTAAACTCAATTATAGCTTCCACTTCGGATGTACATCTGCGACCATTACATTGGCTAATAAAGACTTCACTCTTAATAAGATGAATCTTAGCCGACTAAAGACCCAAAGAGACATGTTGCCTTTATATCTTCAGATGAAATTATCTATCGACCAGACCACTGGTAAGGTTGAGAAGGAACAGAATAACGTACTCTCTATGGGTAATCCTATTAACTTTAATAAGATTCAGTTGCTTCCATCTGCATCTACAAGTGCTAAAGCACAGTCTGTAGGACGAGGTGTTACATCTGCTATCGTAATGTATGATGAGTTTGACTGGATGCCATATAACATGGATATCTACTACGCGTCATCATTCTCATATAAGACAGCGTCTGATAATGCTAAGAAGAATATGTCACTCTATGGACGTATATTCACATCTACCCCTGGTAATATGGAAACCAAGGAAGGTCAGAATGCTGATATATTCATCAATGGTGATACTGATAATGATAACCATGGTCGTCCAATGCTCAAGTGGAAGGATAATTACTTCGACCTTCCTATCGAGAAGCTTAAGAGTATAGTAAACTCTAAATCGTATAACGGTATCGTCTACGTCGAACATACGTGGCAACAGCTTAAGTGCGATAATAAATGGTATGAGGAAGCATGTCGAGGTGTTAACTATAACCCTGAGCAGATTGCTCGTGAAATTCTGCTTAAGAGACTTAGGGGTTCTTCCAAGTCACCGTTTAAGAGAACTCAACTCATGGGACTTCTTAACAATGTCGAGAGTCCTATTGATGAGGTGGACTATACTGATAACCTCTGCCCATTCTTCTTCTATGAGAAGCTTAATAAGCGAACCCCATACCTTATTGCAATCGACCCCGCTGAAGGTCTCAGCGGAGACAACCTTGCTGTGGTGGGCATAAGCCCGTTTACTGAGAAGGTAGCATTCGAATTCAAGACCCCATATATCAATCAGACTAAGATGGCTAAAATATTGGTCAAGTTCATGGACAACTTCTGTCCAAGAGGATTGATTATTATCGAAAACAACCGAGGACGAGAACTTATCAACCAATTACTTCTTACGAAGTACGCCGACCACTTATGGTATGATACAGATAAGCTTGATAAGAAAGAAACTATCAATACAAAAGATCTTGACCCTGAAGCAGAACGAGCGATTGGTTGGAATACTAGTCCGAAAACTCGTCCGATGATGATGGCAACTCTTGAGACTATTGTAGTCGAAAGCCCTGAGAAGGCTAATAGTAAATTCGTAGTGGACGATATCTGCTCACTTGAAAGAGTCAATGGTTCTATTAAGGCTGCACCTGGCAAGCACGACGACGTCGCTTTAGCATTTTCCATGGGTCATACAGTTTATCGTACTGCCACCAATTTAAGTAACTGGGGTATTTATCCGGGCATGAAAGAAGCCCCGAATCTTGACCCTAGCGACCCACAATATAAAAAGAATGCCCTTGCTGCACTCATGGAATATCTGCCAGATGATCTTAAACAGATATTTGTCAGGGGTGTTAAGAAGGATGTCAATACTGATAATTCATCGATCAGAAGTAGTATCGAACGTGAAGCTGCTATGATTCATATGCAGGAAGTTGCTAGGAAATCACAGTTTGATGAAGATGCTGTCGATGAGACGATGATTGATAATGATGAGTTGTATGAAGAGGTATCAATGGATGAATTCTATAACCAGGCGGTATATAATCCAGATGCTAACCTCGACTTATCAGACTACTTTTAATTTCAATATCTCTATTAACATGCCTATAAATTAATCATTCTATAATGTGAAGAAAGTCGGTGGATAAATAATGTATGATGATTACTCAATGGACGGTATTGAAGACCTTCTTGATTTCTTCGATACCGAACGAACTGCCAAAACTATCGAGCAGCAGATAATGACCGATGAGTTCGGTCTTGATGCACCGATCGACTATTATAGGCCATACTATACCAAGTTTAAAACACTTGAAGTTGATATCGATAATGGTATCACCGAAAGTATGGTATCTACTTGCCGCCATAAGGCAAAAGTAATTGCATTGATGTTTATTGAAGCAATACTGAAGAAGTTCAATCTTCATATCGATGAATTCTGGATTGATAATATGGATGAAGCTCAGTTACAGGGTGTCACCATTGTACTCTATGATTTCTTCATACTTCATTTACGTGAATATCTCCTCGAGGTAATCACGCGTTACATTGATGCTAACAGTAAGATGCTTGCGGACCAGTTCGAGCATAATCCTAGAATTGCTCGCGATGCATCTCTTTCTGCATTCCTCAAAGTCGTTGATGAGGACTATGCGGTTATCGGAGCAAACGTTTATGATGTGTGCTTCCTGACCCTTAATAATCTCAACGAGATTGAATATATCAATCATATCAATGCAGATAACGAAATCCAACCACATATTAAAAGATTCTTCGAAGAGGGTAAAATCTCCGGTAACTTCATCGATGTTCTCGAGCAGATGATGGCTGATGTTTCAAACGGTCTTAAGAGCCATATGGGATTCGAAATCGTTGCTTATATTAAGAGAGCTCATGCTAAGAATCTTAATCATTAATGAAAGGACTGAATGAATATGGCTAGAGCTACTATTCAGAACATCTTCACTCAGCGTGAAGTAATCCATAAGCTCAGAGTCGAATCAGATAATCTCGATAACACTACACGTCAGATGGCTGATGACTACTGTGATATGGTTGCACAGATTCGTAAGAGGACCATCAGTAACCCAAATTCTACTACAGTGAAGTATGCTGGTAATCCTAACAAACTCGGGCTCGTATCCAAAGTTTCTTCAGTAGGAACTATCAATACATTCCCTGAACTGATTCAGTATGCTGAGAAGGTTATTAAACTTATCAAGAATGCTAAGTGATAACTAAACTTAATTTCATAGGAGGACTACCAACATGCAGGAAACTAATGAAGCACGCGGGCTGACAGAGCCCGTTAATACACAAATGGAGGAGACCGAGACAGCTACCGCTGCTATGTGTCTCGATGACCCGAAAGATATTCCAACGGTTGAGTTGACTACCACAAATGATAAGCTGGTAATCACTCATGATAATCCGCTGGTTGAAGCGGTTCTCAGAAAAGCTTATGAGAACGGTATTCCAGTTGAAGTAGTTAAGGATGTCGAAGACGTCGTTAACGAATTCAGCAAGAAGACTAAGATTGAGCTCGTTATGGCTAAGAGAGAAATCGAAAATTATAATGGTCTCAAGGAACTTGCAGCAGGACTTGCGGAATCAAGTAAGTCGATGTCAGCAACATCCAAGGCACTTACGGATTTCATTGAACCGAATTTCAATTTCGATGAAAACGAGAACGAATCCGACGCTGCCGAGAGTATTGAAGAGCCGGAATCTGAACCTGAGGACGAACTTGCTAACGAGATTGATGGTATGTATAAGACTCTTGAGAACGATATTGCAATCGCTAATATTGCATACGATGTCGTTTATCAGAAGTATATGGAAGACCATCCAAATACCACCGTATATGATGACCTTCTTGAGAAGCTTCTGAAGGATAAGGCAACTCTTGAGTCCGGTAATAATATTAATGCACCAAAGCTCATTGCATGCATCGATGATGTTATTGCTTGTATGCAGAAGAATGACCTCGAGGCACTCCTCGTACCATTCCATACAAAGACTGATAATCAGAAGAGACTTCGTATTCTTGCGAAGGAACTTATCAATGTCAAGCGTCCAGTTTACCGTGACCTCGAGACTATCGGTATTACTCAGGAGCATATCGTGAAGTTTATTAACTTCTTTATTACCGAGGCAAACTTCCGTGAGACATATGCAACGGGACCTATTGGTTTCCCAGATACACGTCTTATTCCAAACATCTGTCTCTTCTTCTTATATCATCTCTGTAAGATTATTACTAACTCTCGTAAGAGAGCTACATATGAGACTCTTAAGTATCGTCTCGCATTCATGCATGTCATTGACGTAGTGGATACGTATCCATCCACTACCAAGACATTCACTGAGAACAGATTCATTGGTGATGCAACTAATGAGAATGCTGAGCCTACAGAGCTCTCAATTGCTCGTGCAAAGGTATATGATACATTCGTACCACTTCTTATGAAGTACTTTGGTGCGATGAATGACCAGACATTGGTTAAGTATTCAGTAGCACAGGCAAGAAAGACAAAGTAAAAATATTATCCCATTACCCTTCAAGGGTAATGGGATAATTTATGCCGTGATTTTAGAGATAAGTGCATATATATTATATTAGTAGCAATAAAGGAAGTATCGCTAAGTTATAGGGCACTTAGCGACGTATAAAATAGCCCTTCATACTGGAGGTAATAGTATGAAAGAATCCGTTGTTACAAGAACCGTAATATTTGTCAATCCAGAAAGATTGACATTCGACACATCTATCAAAGATGTGTTGAAAAAGACAGGAAACGCGTTTGTGCAGTTACTTGATAACGAAGATAACGTAGCTGATACGGCGCGTGCGATTCGAGCAAACCTCGCAGATCATACATCTGCAGGAAAGAGCCCGGTTAATGTTGTGCTTTCCGGATTCGACTACGACCCGGAAATTCTCGAGGCAATCGAGAAAAATGGTTGTAAGCTTATCTGGGCTTGCTAAATAATTAAACAGCACCGCCAAGTAATCATACTTGGCGGTTTTGGAATTACCTTGGCGGTGCTGTTTTTTTTTATACTTCCTTGTAGATATAATGTCTCTGAAGGTGGTCAACTGCGGTATTTGCACGATAGTTAATCTCGAATTGGATATCATTCGGATTTTCAGGAACTGGGTAATCCGGGATAGGTTCACCATCCTGGTCTACCGCATATACATTCCAGTCCTCAGTATTAGTATTAAACTCGGCGACTAAATCGACATGCTGGCCTTCATACTTAAGATACTTATCGCCATCATTACCGGCTCTCTTACTGTCATAATCTTCAGAGTACTGCTCGCCGATATCATCCATTGAATCATTATCATCTTCATCATAATCTGCACCGGAGAATTCTTCACGTCCTCCAACATCTCCGATGAGGTGCTGGTGACCCATACCGAAGAGCTGCTGCATGATATTGTTAGTAATAAGAGATTCATCTGTACCACCAACATTCTTATCGAGCTTAGCTTTAAGCTCAATCTTAGTCTTTGCGATATTATTGAGTTCTTTGAGTACACTCACTCTTGCAGTATGAAGTGATGTCTTCTGCCCGGCAAGTTCGGCCGTCTTAATAGCAGAACGGTTAAATCCTGTACCGCGGAGATTCTCGAGGTCTTTCTCGAGCTTAGCACTATCCTTATGCATTTCTGCGAGGATGTTACGAAGCTCCTGCTCATTAGCAGCAAACGCTCTGTCAATCTCGTTTTCACTTTCAGATACGGCGTTAGTTCGTGCATATTTACGACCCATACCGATGAGTGCAGACTTGAGTTCAAGATCCTCATCATCTACGTCGATAGTATCAATCAATGCATCGAAGTCCTCTTCCTGAAGACCTCCATACTTAGCAAGTTTCTTATCAAGGTCATCCAGAAGTAACTTAGGGTCGTCAATGCTGGTATGTGATTCTGAATCGAGAAACTTTGGAAGTTTCTTTGATTTTTTATCTTTCTTAGGTGTAACTACTTCGACTTCAGGAGCATCTCCTGAGAGGGATGATGATGCAACGAGTTGTCGAAGTCCATCCAATGTACTACTCATGATTGATTCCTCCTTATGAAATAAAATCATTAGACGGTTGTTTTCGGATGCTATTTCGTCAGAAGTTATGAGAGTATATATCATAGTGCAGTATAATACGGTTGCCACTGAACCGGTAAAAGTGGCTTGGCGAAAGGAGTACTTATGATTAGAGTTATTAAGAATGCGTCTGAATTAGAGACGAATATTCCCGGTATACGCAGCGAGAATGCTAAACGGTATTATTGTGATTATGCCATGGATCCATGGTCATCATCAGAGTTTATGTCCAGTGAAGAAATTCAGATTGGAGATAATGAATATCAGATACGTTTTATATCTGAGATAGAATTCACGAATTACGGAATCGATATAAACGATATAACCGAGATATATACTGAATTGGTGTTGTTGAAGAGGGCTAAGACCAGGGGTCAGGATCACTTATATTTAGTGGTACGAGATAAGCAAACAGACATACCCATTGGTGTAGTACTGCTCAACGTATTTTTATCACAGGAGGATGAGGATGGTATACCTGATTTCGACGCATTGATTGATGTCAGTATCGGTACTTGCTGTGAAGCATATGTCGTACGCGAAATAGACAATATTCGCACATTAATGGGTAAAGGTATGATAAACGAGGCAGCAGTGGTAGTGGCATATAATATGGTATTAGCATTGAAAGAACTGCATGTTAAACTGCGACTTGCTGATAATGATAAAGAATTCGATATTAATTATGAGCCGACAATCGACGACCTTACGGAATTCGTATCCATATATCAGGGATTCCTTAAGTCTGAACTTAAGAGGTTGGGTATCATTACGGCTCCCACCCAATATGAGAAGGACATCATAAATCTTGTCGATAATATCATGAATGCAGTCAATGATTCAGAATATGTAAAATGGAGGAAGAAACATCCATGAGATTTTTAGGAAATGAAGCTGAAGGGCGTCACGTGATGCCCTTATCAATCATTTATGATAACCCACGAGAGGCATCAGATATGTTGATGATTCTTTATAAGGACATCGATACCGGTGAGAAGTTCGTCAAGAATATCGAGAATCCTGAAATTGACATCTATATTGTCAAGGAGCAATATAGAAACCAGAGCCCAGCTGAAAATCCGCTTAATATGGACGGTTCATATCGTCCCGACTTCTATATGAAAGACCAGTGCGATGTGGTTAGGGTTAAGTATCGTAAGCGAAAGTATGCGGCTGCGAAAATACTCGGTATATCACCGGAAGATGTTGATGCTTCACCATATGTCGGCGGAACCGATATGGATATACGTCATTGGTACTTTGTAGAATTCTTACATGAATACAGTAATGATTTGCCAAAGCCTATTAGCGTAGGATACTACGATATCGAAGCCGATACCAGAGGTTATGGTACTAATGAATTCGGTGATAATTATGGTAAATTCCCAATTACTGCAATCACTTATATATCAGACGTTCGAAACCAGGTATATGTATTCGTCCTCAATTGTCCGGAGTTCGGAAGAATGGATGAGATTATAAATAATACCGAAGGTTTGCGTCGAGAGATGCACGAAGAGTTTGATGAGAAGTTCGGTACCATGGAGTATAACATCGTTATATTCGATAAAGAAATCGAAATGATAAACGCGTTTTGGGCATTGGTAAAGGCTGTTGAAGACGACTTCACCCTCGCGTGGAACGCACCATTCGATATCGGTAACCTGACATATCGACCAGCCGAACTGGGATATGACCCAGTATCAATTATTCATGACCCACGATTTGCTCGTAAGGTCGTGATATTCAATGAAGACAGAGCGACATTCGTTGCACATAAGAAGAGACATAAGATAACCTATACATTACCTACTATCCTGGACGACCACATGCGTATATATTCCGGTGTCAGATCAGCTAGAGGTAAGCTTCCTAGTACAGCACTCGATAAAGTTGCTAAACGTGAGAAGATAGGTGGAAAGAAGACATATGAGGGTGACATCAACCAGTTCATGCTCACTAACTTCTGGGATTATATTATCTACAACGTTAACGACGTTCATTTGATGAGAGCTATCAATAATAAGGTCAATGATACTGGAGACATTTATTCACGTATGCTTAACTCAGGCGTGTCGAATGATGAGGTATTCGTATCCACTACTATCTGGGCACAGTATATCAAGAATGACCTCGAATCAAAACGTGGTAGATTCTTGGCTAATAATAAGAATAAATTCCTGGCAAAGACCCAAGAAATTATCGAGTATGGCTTCGACAGTGATGCTGTTGATGAAGATGATGGAGACGATGAGGATGAATCCGATGAATGTCTCCAGGAGGTGCTCGGGGCTATTGCAGACCAGCAGAACCTTATCGATGAGAAGACGGGTAAGAAGAAGAAATTCGCAGGTGCTATAGTACTCGATACCCGTCGTACCAGATATACAGGTACTAAGATTAATGGTATGGAGTGCAACTTCGTACATCGACATGCCATAGACCAGGATATCACATCCGAGTATCCTACAGCAATCACTATCAGTAACCAGTCAAATGATACATTCGTTGGAAAGATTTATGTCGACGATGCCGATGAAATCAAACTCCCGTTCTATGAGCAATATAGCTTCTTGGATAATAAAGACGCTAGCGAATATAAGTGCAACAAGGCTGCACTTATGCTCGAGACAGCTATCCAGGGCGACTATATGATGGTAGGCGAGATAGCATTAGGATTACCTAAGTTGGCTGACTTAGAGAAGATGGTTATAAACATGGCCGGAGATAAACTTACGAAGGGAGATAAATAATCATGGCATATAAGTTGACATTCCCACTTGATGAATTTAAGAAGATGAATTCGATGCTCACAGAGTACTACTCAGAGTATTTCATTGATGATAAATCAGGATTGATTATGGGTACAAGTTTGAACGAGTATGCGTTTAATATAGCTACCATATCTCCCGATCTTTTATCAAAGTTATCTCTGGGCTCAGTTCTTCTTCATCCTAATTACATGCGTAAGCAAGTGGGTGACCTTAAGAAGACAATGACATACGTGTACAATGACAATGATGTATTCCGTGTGTATGAATTCGAGGATAAGATAAAAGATATACCAGATATGACCAAGGGCAAATTGGTAGTATCGTTAATTCATCATGAAGAGAACTCTATGGATGCAAATGCTATTCATATGCGAGATATTACCAACAGGATTAAGCCGTATGGCGAATATCTGAATCAGCATCTGGAATTCGAAGATATTCCACGACCATACTACATGTCTCAGTTTATAGCTAACGATATA